GAATGGCGATTGCTAGATCGCAGGACAGTATCGAAGACGAAGGACCGCAAATTTACGTTTAAACACAAAAAAACCGCCCTCCCGCTAAGGAGGACGGCTTGCATAACCAAAACCAGCCCTGATACTTGCTATTTGGTTGGATCGGTCAAGTGTTTTTTGACCTTTTCCCAATACGGAATCGTAGATTCCTTCAAATAACCCGTAGGCCCACCATGGTGGATGCGGCTTATGTACTCTGCTCGGCTCATGCCGGCGGGCCGCTTGTGATCTTGTGCGTAGCGATCCATGTACGCCATGAAGATCCGACGGGCCTTGTACGGATCGAACGCATCTTCATGGGTCCAATCCTTATTGGCCCACTCAGCCGCATCCTGCACATAGGCAGAATGCATCTGTAAGAGCCCATAGGCCTTTCCTGCATCGCCTACGGCGTTTTGGTCACCGCCGCTCTCTACGGCGATTATCGCCAGTATTAGGGCAATCACGAGTGAACCTCCCAACCATTGCCTATAAAAGAACCATCAATGTGGTTCTGGGGCTCATAAAAGCCGACTATCGCGTTCGGATAATCGGCCTTTGCCAACTCAAGGGTATCGTAGAAATCTACGACGGTTTTTCTATCCTGACCAGCTAGGACGCTGGTCGAGGGATATTCATCTATTTTGTACACGGCTAGACCATGCACACTTGCTTCTATTGAATAGGTCATACGTTTCCGAGGCTTTCACTTGCTTTGATCATGTCAAAAACAAAGTTATAAAAAACATATAAAATATTTAGTCAATTAACCCTAAAGTCATGTAATATTACTATAGAGGCATTATGCGTAATCCATTCCGTAGAAAATCGAAAGACGAGCCGCAAAATAACCTATCATCGCCCGATGAGTGGCTAGTCGATGCTCTCTTTCGTGGATTGTCATCCTCGGGAGTTAAGGTAACTCCCATCACGGCATTGGGTGTTTCAACGGTCTACGCTTGCGTAAACGTCATCTCAAAAGCGATCTCTAGTCTTCCACTATGCATTTATGAGCACAGTGAAAACGGAGACAAGGTAAAGGCCTACAATCATCCTCTTTATAACGTCCTGACACTGAACCCGTCAAAGAACATGACGACCAGCGAGGTCATGGGGGCAATTGTTAGCAATCTCATACTTCGCGGAAACTCATACTCTCTGTTGAGTCGCGACGGTCTTGGAAACGTCAGGCAGATGATGCCGATTGAGCCAAGCGACATGAGCTTGCAGATTCATCCTGTCACAAACGAGATAGACTACCTGGTCGATGGCAAAAAGGTTCAGCGATCCAGGATTCTACACGTCAAGGGGCTAAGTAGCTCCGGCGTTCTCGGCTTTGATACTACTACGCTAGCTAAAGATACAATCGGCCTAGCAATTGCCCTCCAAGATGACTTGGCAAGCTTTTTTAAGAACGGGGCAAAGATGGGTAGTATATTGCTATCTGATAAAACGCTCAAGGCTGAACAGATTCAGAGACTTCGCGATGCATTCGACAGCCGCCACAAGGGAACCGAGAATACATATAAGACGGCGATCCTGACAGACGGTCTAAGACCTTTTACAGAACGCTTCAGCTACCAGGATTCTCAACTGGCCGAGCAACGCAAAATCACGACCCAAGAAATTGCCAGAACATTTGGCGTACCTTTGTCAAAATTGCAGATCGAGTCGGCAACGCCTAGAGCCAATGTTGAGGAATCTAATCGGGACTTTGTTACCGGAACGCTTCGCCCGATTGTAGTCTCGCTCGAGCAGGTGTTGAATTTAAACCTAATACCAGAATCGCAACGAAACCAATTCTCTATCAGCTTCAATATGGACGCTCTCCTTCGCGGGAATGTCGAAGCTAGATATAATGCATATCGTATCGGACGTGAATCTGGATTTCTATCTGTTAACGAGATCAGAAGAATGGAAGGACTTAACGGCATAGGCGAACAGGGAGATACCTATTTGCAGCCGCTAAACTTCACAGAACTCGGATCAGCACCTAATCAAGAGGAAGTAGAAGATGAGTAAGATTTATATATATGATCAAATCGGCGGAAACGGAATTGTAGCTTTAGACGTCATCAAGCAGCTATCCGATCTAGATGGAGACATCGACGTACACATTAATTCCGGCGGCGGGTCAGTCAGTCAAGGGATTGCTATTTATAATGCTCTTAAAGAGTATGAAGGCCAGGTTCACGTTTTCGTGGATGGTTTGGCAGCTAGTATTTCATCGATCATCGCAATGGCTGGCGATACCCTTACAATGGCTGAAGGATCTCTAATGATGGTTCACGAGGTTTGGACTGAGATCGCAGGAAATGCCGGAGAACTTCGCAAGGAAGCCGAAGTGTTGGAGAAGCATACCAATACTATTTTGGATATATATGAAAGCAATACGCCTTTGAGTCGCGAAGAGATCAAGAAAATGCTTGAGGCTGAAACTTGGCTAACTGCTGAAGAGGCATATGAGCTAGGCATCGCCACAGACATTTCAGGAGCACTCAAGCAAGCTGCCTCTGTTAATATAAATAGCTTCATGAATGCTCCCAAGGAGCTTGAGGCAATTATCGCTCTCAACACTAAGAGTCTAGATCCAGATCCAGAACCAGAGCCAGAAAAATCGAACTCTGATTCTGAACAACCCCGGGGCGAGGAGGATCAAGACGATCACAACAGTCTTTCAATGGTTCCAACAGCCGAAATGGCGGCTGAAGCAACCAGGGGGCTGGAGTGGCGAGCGGAATATAATCGCGGTGGAACTGAAGTTGGAGTGGCTCGGGCTAGAGATATAAAGAATAGAAAGACTCTTAGCCAAGACACTGTAAACCGAATGATTAGCTATTTCGCTAGGCATGAAGTTAACAAGGAAGCCGAAGGATTTCGCCCAGGTGAAGATGGCTACCCGTCCGCATCGCGCATATCGTGGAGCTTGTGGGGCGGGGACGCGGGACAGGCTTGGGCTAACGCTCGTCGCGAAGATGACTCCGAAGCTTATTACGACCCCGAAGAGGAAGAGGAAAAGAATTTCACAGATAAAGAATTTGTCGCTCGTTTAGAATCTGCCAAGCAGCGTCTGGCGACACTAACCAAACTGGCCAAGCTCTAGCGAGCGACTCGGCCCAAAAAAAACAACCCATACACAACTAAAAAAATGGATAAACTAGTAAACAAGCGCGCTCAGTTAGTTACTGAAATGCGTTCTCTCCTCGATGGTAAGGAAGGCTTGAATACGGAAGACCAAGAAAAGTTGGCTAAAATTGAGGCCGACTTTGATTCTGTTGAAAAGCAAATCCGAGCTGAAGAGAAAATTAACAAGATTGAAGACAAGTTGGCTTCTGTTATCGAAGACAGCTACAAACCCTCAATCCAAAGGGAAAATAGCGTAGACGACTACCGAGCGGCTTTTGATGAGTATGCTCGCAAAGGACTCTCTGCTCTAACTGGCGAAAAGCTGGCTGCTCTACAAGTGGGCACCGACTCCGAAGGCGGCTTCATCGTTCCTGAGTCCTTTGAGACCAAGATCGTTGAAATCCTCCAGGATGTTAACCCATTCCGCAGCGTTGCAAACGTAATCCGCACCGCTTCAGATCGGAACATTCCGGTTGAGTCCAGCATCGGTTCTTTTGCATATGTCGCAGAAGAAGGAGCCTACGGATCTTCTGATCCCGTGTTCGCTCGCGTTACTCTCGGTGCTCATAAAGCAGGTGGTATTGTCAAGGTTTCCGAAGAACTTCTACAGGATGCTTTCTTCAATCTTGAGACTTACCTAGCTAACGTGGCTGGTCGTCGTTTTGCAAACCTTGAAGAAGCTTCTTTCTGCACCGGAACTGGTAGCAGCGAGCCTCAAGGTCTGTTCAACCCAACCTACAGCAACAATGTGACCGGAGCTGTTTCGGCTACTGCCGCAATCGCTAGCGACGATCTGATCGACGTTTTCCATAGCCTCGGACGTCAGTATCGCAGCAATGCTACATGGCTGATGAATGACGCTGCTGCAAAGCTGATCCGCAAGCTCAAAGATGCTGACGATCAGTACCTATGGCAGCCAGGTCTGCAAGCAGGTCAGCCCGACACGATTTTGGGTCGCCCCGTTATCGTCTCGACTCAGGCTACTGCTCCAGCGGTTGACGCAAAGAGTGTTATCTTTGGAGATATGTCTTACTACACGATTGCTGATCGTGCTGGCGTATCTGCTCAGAAGCTTAACGAACTCTATGCAGCAAACGGCCAGGTTGGCTACAAGTTCAGCACGAGAAACGACGCGAAGGTAATTCTGAACGAAGCCTTCACTTCTTTCACTCACGGAGCTGCTTCCTAAGATTGCAAATTAAAGCAATAAAAAGTTTTGCTACAAAAGGCAGTGGCTATCGGGTTGGGGATACCTACCAGGTAGCCGCTGCCACTGGCAAACAATGGGTCAAAAACGGATGGGCCGTGGAGGTTAAAACCCCGCGAGCTAAGAAGTCTAAAAGCCCAGAGGTAATATAAGCCTCCCCATCTCAATGGTCTAATAATTTAATCAGTGGAGACTTCACGAGTTGGGGAGGTATCTCCTCTTATATAAAATGCCTATCTACTACAGCTACAAAACCACTACAGGCCCAAGCAGTGAACCCATAACATTGTCAGAGGCTAAGGCCCAACTCCGCGTAGAGTCGGATTTCACCGACGATGACACTTGGATTACTACGGCAATAACAGTAGTTCGCGAGCAGGTAGAGTCATTCACAAATAGGGCTTTAATGCCCCAGAGCTTTGAATTAGCCGTAAGCGAGTTTAGCGATGAAATAGAATTACCTAAACCGCCATATAGCAGCTTGTCATCTATACAGTATTATGATCTGGACAATGTTCTTCAAACTCTTTCCAGCACCTACTACCTGGTTAATGATTATAAAGAACCAGCAGTAATTGCTAAAAAAACCGATCAGACTTATCCGGAAACATACGATAGGCCCGACGCGGTTAGGATCGCCTTCTCGTCTGGATATGCAGATGCGGCTAGCGTTCCTGCATCCATAAAACAGGCCATGCTAATGCTTTTGACCGATCTATATGATAACAGGTCGGCTAGCTCGAGCCACTTAAATACAGTCAAAATAGACTGGACCCCAGCGGTCTTAAATCTCCTATCGACCAATAAAGCCATACTCTACTAATGCTATCCTCTAGGCTCCAGGTTTATGCTAAAAGCGAATCTGTAAACAGCTATGGGGAATCCGAGCTAACTACTTCGCTATACAAATCTATCTGGGCACAAGAAATGGAAATAAAGATGGATGAAGTGAAAGATAGCGAATCAGTAAAGAGTATGGATGCTTATAAGTTCAAGACTCGCTTTAATAGCTGGTTAGATGAGAACTATGAGATTCAGTACGACGATGGGCGGCTAACTATCGAAAGTGTCGAACCAGCAGGGCATCAATTACGCCAGTGGCTAATCGTTAAAGCCATTAGACAACAATGAATCAGCGATTTAAAATATTCACTAGGGGAAGTTCGCTTAATTCATATGGCGAGCTATCTGAAACATTCACCCAAGGATCGTCTGTATTTGGCAGAGCGAGGCATTATACCGATGGTGAATCGCTGGTATCAAGGAAGCACAGACCTTTGCATAAAGTAGAAATAAAGGCTAGGCATTTTAGTGGCAGTATAAAAGACCAATTAGAGTATCTGGATTATCGGTGGGAAATCGAGGGGGTCAGGAGATCTCACAGATCTGGAGTTATAAAAATAATAGCCAATAGGCTATATGCTCTCGTCTCAGGTTTTTATCTCCAGCCCAATGGCATTAATTTTTACTTAACTCCTTCGGGAAACAAATATTTGCAGCCATGAGCGACATCACAGTCAGTAGCGACATCCATACATTTATGCAGTCGGCCAGCAACTCGGCGGCTCGCGATAATCTAGGCGTAGGAGACACCGATGCCGTCAATCACGCATCACTTACGCTGACAGGGAACGCGACGGCGGTTGAGTTTATTGGCGACCTCGAGGGGGCAGTCCGGTTTAACGCAAAAGCTGGCGAGGCTCTGACTAAAGGCGATGCGGTTTACGTTTCCGGAGTTAGCGGGAGTCTTCCTGTCGTTAGCAAGGCGGATTCCTCCAACTCGGCGACCATGCCTTCTTTCGGACTGGCTGGTTCGACCGTTTCGCTTAATGCTTCGGTGCAGATCGTGACATTCGGAACGCTTTCTGATTTTGACACGTCAGCCTTTACGCTAGGCGATACTTTATACGTAAACGGAACCGGAACGCTTTCGGCAACCAAGCCGACCGGAGAATCAAACCTCGTTCAGAACATTGGAAAGGTTCAACGAGTTCACGCGTCCGCTGGATCGATCAAGGTCGGCGGAGCAGGTAGAGCAAACGACACACCAAATCTAAATGAAAACAAAATTTTTATCGGCAATGCGTCAAATCAAACGACGACTCAAACCCTATCAACAGCTATCTCGGGAGCTGGTTCGCCTATTATTTCAACAGGCTCGACGGCTCCTTCGTCGACTCCTGCAAAAGCTGGCGACATATTTGTAAACACAACCGCTGGCGACGTCTACATCGCCAAGGGTTCGGCATCGTCCGAAGATTGGGTTCTGGTTTCATGATATATTAATAGTGAAGAGGTAATGTTTAGGTCTTCACCAAACGGTGATCCACCGAAAGGTGATTTACTAAAACGACAATTGAGAATCAGAACGTACAGAGACAGTCCGGGGAGAATTGTCATATCGAGATCATGAACAATGAGCAGCGAGTTAATAGCAATGTTAGGCGGCGGCGTGACGGGCTTCGTCATGAAGCTGATCTCGGCTCAAATGTCTATACAGGCGAAGGCGATAGACAATATGATCAATCGCCAGAAACTGGCCGACGACTCTGCCGACCGAGCAGCCAAACGCGACGGCTCCGGTGGTGCTTGGATTCGTCGAATGATTGCAATCTGCATTCTGTTCTCGATGATCTTCGCGCCGTTTGTCATGGCCTTCTTCGATATTCCGGTGACGGTCGAAAAAACCAAGGGCGGCATTCTCAGCTTTCTGGGTTTTGGTCTGAATGGCTGGAAAAATCTAGAGGGCTTCGTTCTCCTTCCCGAGGTTCGTCAGGGGATGCTTGCGATCCTGGGGTTCTATTTCGGCAGTTCACAGGTTAAGTAAGATGGATATATCCGACAAAACCTCGATTACCATACCGCTTCGCAATCTCATCGCGTTGATCGCCTTCACGATTGTTTCCGTTAGCGGCTACGTCAACATGGTTGGCCGTCTAGCAACACTGGAGAACGCACAAGCGATCCGCGACGTAGAGATCGGGATGAATTCGGAATTCCGAATAAAGTGGCCGCGTGGTGAAATGGGAGCTTTACCGGAGGACGCCGAGCAAAATCTGCGGCTGACTTATGTGGAAAAGCACGTCGAAGAAATGACTGGCGAGCTTGAGAGATTGAAGGCGTTTGGTTCAACCAACTTTGATCTGAAGGACAAGAAGTATTTAGACGTTAAATGACATGGAGACGCATTTCATCAGATCGGTATATTCGGCAGTGCTAGGACTCATTGGATCATTCGCATCGATCACAAGCGTGAGCGAAGTTCTGACGGTCCTCGGAGCCGTTGTGTCGATCTGTTCGGGATGCTTGGCAAGTTACCATTTGATGCTGGGAATACGCATCCGCAAGCGGGACATCAAAGAAAGGGAGAACAACTAGTGGCTAAGGCAACAGTAGAAGTAAAAGTTCCTGAAAGGATTTTAATAGAGATTGAAAACGAGCTTTTTAAGCTGGGAGACCCAAAGTGGGTTTTCGCAAGATATCAGGCTGCCGCAAAAGAGGCTATGAAGCCAGTATTAAAACATGTTTTCGCGACCGCTCCACACGACACCGGAAATCTTCAAAAGGCAATAACCCTCAACAGTAGACGAAGTCGCAAAAAAAAGGGAGTTTCCAGCGCCCGTGTAGGTGTTGGCTCTAAAAAGATTTTTGTAAAACTAAACAAAAGCGGAAAGCCTGAATTGTATAGACCTGCTGATATTATAAATGCAATTGAGTATTCAAAGTCTGGAAAAGCTGGAACCGGATGGATGAGTCAAGCACAAAAAGAGAAAGCAAAACCTCGGGAACTTGAACAAAGAATTAGATCGTTTATCAATGTCGCTATAAAGAAAAGAACTAAGTTTTTAATAAACAAAAGAAAAAAGGCTAAAGCAAAATGATAACCGATTTAAGATCTTACATATTAGCCGATTCTTCGATATCGGATGAAATAGGAACTAGACTATTTCCAGAAATAGCTCATAACATAACGGCAGACGATCCGTATGCAATATATACGGTTTTTAGTAGTAGCACTGTCGATTGTCACTCAGACTCTGGGATTCTGCACGAAGACCTTATAGAAGTGAGTGTACACGCATCAACGGTTACTAAAGTTTATGAACTAGCCGAGTTGTTTAGATCCAGACTAAGCAACAAAAGAGTTGCCTTGGGACCATATGACGCCTATATAAAGTGGTCCTCATTCAACACAAATTATTCAGACAACGATGAAATTTTTTCAGGGTCAATAACCCTAGATATAACCTGGAGCTAAGGGCTCCTCTAAAAACAACAACCTAAACAATAAAAAAACATGGCTAAATATGCAGCAAATGGGGCCACCGTTACGATCAATACTCACGGATCGGATGATGCCCTTTATAGTAGTGATAATGCAGAAAGTATCTCAAATGTTGTTTCGTTCGGGGTTCCTTCAGACTCTAGCGACGAAATCGACGTTTCGGATCACAGTTCAAACCGACGTGAATACGTTAATGGATTAATAGATAGCGACGATATGACAATCGAGCTAGTCTACGATCCAGCAGACACTGGACAAGGATACCTTCGTGATTATGTTGGCTCAACCGAGAAGGAGTTTGTAATAACTCTGAGCGGTCCTGCGGCGAGCAATACTCACACCTTTAACGCATTGGTAAAAAGCTTTAGCATTGATCTTCCAGCAGATGGAGCGATCACCGCTACCGCTACCATCAAGCGTGTTGGTGTCGATCAGCTAACCACAGTTTAATAGTTTTATTTAGCCGACCATGAAAGAACAAACTATTAAAGTTAAAATCAACGGAAAGAATCGCGAAGTCTATGCTGGCAATGCGGCTCTTTTACGTTTTCGTCGCTCTGGGGGAGATATGGCGTTAATTTCTTCGGCAACCGGAGAGGATAATAACGAGCTATTTGATTCCCTAGACGCAATCACAAAACTAATTTGCGTTAACCTAGTTGAGAATGACTTAACCCCAGAGGAAGTTGCCAACGGGGTAGAGTCTATGCCTGAACTATTTAACGCCGCAGGAGTCCTGCTTAATCAAGTTCCTTGGTTGGTCGGCTCCAGTAAAGAACAAGAATAATACGGGCTCCGATGACGCAGGGCGATTACGATAAAGCATTGCTAGATGATTTTGCATTTGCTGTAGTCGCCTTGCGTTTAAGGCCTGACGATTTCTGGTCAATGAGTCGCGGGGAATATCTGGCATGCGTAAACATGTGGCGACGACTCAATGGCCAGGAAGTGGAAAATACTAATAATCAAGAACGAGTAGACTCGTTCTCTAAATACTTGCAAGGCACCTTTGGGGGCAAATTAAGAAAAAATAATCATGGCTAAAAGTGATCTAAGCTCAGTATATATCGAGGTCGTCGTAAATGCAGATGGTGTTGTTAAGCCTATGAGTGCTGCTCAGAAGGCTTTTTTCAATTTCCGCAAAGAAACGTCAAGACACAAGGGCCTAGGCAAATCGATAGCAGGTCAAATGACCAAAATGGCTGGAGGAATTTTTGCAGTACATAAGGCCGTTAGTCTCTTGTCGTCAGCCGCTAGGCAAATGTTTGCAGACCTTAGCACATTCCAGCGAATGTCTGTAGAACTTAAGGTGGCCACTGGATCTGCGGAGAACGCCGAAGCAGCCTTCTCCATGATCCAAGAAACGGCCAAAGAGCTGCCATCATCGATTCAGGATATTACGGAAGGCTTTGTTCGACTCAAGAACATGGGCCTTGATGCCAGCAAGGATTCACTAATTTCCTTCTCTAATACGGCTGCTGCTATGGGCAAATCCCTTAAGCAATTTATAGAAGGTGTTGCGGATGCTAATACGCGAGAGTTTGAGCGGTTAAAGGAATTCGGTATCTTGGCCCGTAACCAAGGGCAAACTATTCGGGTAACATTCAGGGGCATAACAAAAGATATAGAAAATTCAAGCAAATCTATTGTCGGATACCTTACTGATATAGGAGATCAAGAATTTGCTGGGGCTGCGACTGAACAGATTAATACACTTTCAAGCCGAGTAACCAAACTTAAGGATGCCTTATTTAAGCTAAACGTATCTCTTGGAAAGTCAGAGGCTGGTGCAGTTGGGGAATTCATTGGTTCCGTAACCGAGGGAATTGAAAATTTTGTTGATGAAAATGAACTTTCTAAGTTTCGTGACCGATTAACTAAGGTAATGAAGATTGAAGGGCCTGGGTCGGCGTACATGTCTCCCGCCATCGTTTCTATGGATAAAGTTCCCAGGTCGCTAGAAGAAATTAGAAATATTTTTGAAAACCTTAAGAGATCTGAAATTAAGCTTGCCGAAAAATTTCTTGAACAAGAACTGAAGGTGTTGTGGGCTAAAAGATATTCTGGTGACCTTAGTGACAAAGAGAACGCTGCGATGTCTGATAGATACTACACTATGGAAAAAGCTCTTGACAGAGCAAGAGAAACCTTAGGTGTAAAAGAAGCAGAAGCAAAAAAGGCTAAGGATATAAAAAGCGATGAGGAAGATGCAGTTGAACTAAAGAAACAAAATAAAAATATAGAGGAGGCTCTCGCTGTATTTAGCAGAAATAGAAGAATTGAGGTATACAAACAGCTTGGTCTTGAAAAAGCTCTTTTAACAGAGAGAGATGCATCTGTTCAAAAGCTAAAAGAAGCTGAGGCTTCTTTAGATATTATGAGGACTGGTCGTCAAGACCCGCAGCAAGTAGAGGCCGCCACAAAAACAGTTATAGATCTTAGGACTGAAGTGTTTCAACTTGAGGACTCTATTAGATCTATAAGGAAGCAATCGGCTGATGAACTTGCCAGAGAAGCCGAGGTGGTGCAGAAGGCACTAGCAAAAGAGAAGGAAGCAAAAGATAAGTTAATAGCCGAAACTAATAGGCTAGGCGGAATTGATGCGGTAAGATCTAAATCCTTGTTGAGGATGACCATAAATCAGGCCGTAGAAACAAAGAAGGGGCTAGAGCTTCAAGCCGCTTTAGAGGCTCGTCTCAAGTTGCAAAATCTTGAACTAATAAAAGCAGAACATTTATGGGAAGAAGCATGGAATGCGGAACTTGTTGAAGAGGCTGAAGATGCTATAAATTCTGCCAGAGCAGCAATTCGTCAAACCGAGGAAGCCATCAAAGACGCAAAGATAAATAGGTTTGGCGAGGATCTTCAGAAATTATTTGACGACGTCAAAGAGGGCATTGCTGATGCCATTGTCGAAGGAGAAAACTTTAAAGGAGTTTTGCAATCTATACTCAAGCAGATTGCAAAAACTCAAATTATTGGAGCGTTAACAGGACTTTTCCCGGGGCTGGGAACTCCACCCAAAAAGTTGTTCAAGGGAGGTCCGGTAACAGCTAATAGGCCGTTCCTAGTAGGAGAGCGTGGCCCAGAGCTTTTTGTTCCTTCTAACAGTGGGTCCATAACTCCTAATCATAGGACAGGTGGGGGAACCAGAAGCGTAAACGTAGTAAACAATTTTTCTATCGATGGCGGGGACAAACGAGAAATGCAGCAAATGATTGCATCCTCGGTATCTGCTTCGGTGAGTTTAGCAGTAAATAAAATGCAAGATAACAAAAGAAGGGGAATCAGATAATGCCTACCATACCAGTATCCAATGCTCTTTATACGGGACCGCAGTTTAGCTCGTTTAACATAACTAGGACTAAAAGCACTCCTACTACTGTCAGCCCCTTTTCGGGAGACTTGCAGGTATATGAATGGGTCGGCTCGGAAAAATTTCAGTGGACCGGACAACTGCCACCAGTAAGCTCACTAAGCGACAAGGAAGATTGGATAGAGTTTTTGTTAGACATGGAGGGAATGAGTGAAACATTTACATTTGACCTGAACTCGGTAACTAACAAACTGTATAAATACGCTCCACTTCCATCCGGCACCAGCCACACTCTACCCACTACCTGGAGGCTTGCTGAACCGATTGTAGGCTGGTCAATAGATATTAACGGTCTCTTAGTAGGCGTTCAAATAAAAGCAATAGAACCTTAAAACTATGTCTCGGAACTTAGAGTCAACCATGAGTTCAAACCTGGCTTCTACGGTGGTTAAGCCAGCATTCTTTGTAAAATTTGAATTCGATTATACTACCACTCCTGGAGATAGTGATTTGCGATTATGGACGGGTTCTGGAACAATATCATATAATTCTGAAAATTATATAGGCTTGGGGAATCTAGTAAGCCTAGAGATGCCAGCGGAAAGCCAAGATGGGTCTGCACAGGCGGTAACATTTACTCTCTCTGGATTACCTTCGACAAATATAAGCCTTGCCATGACCGAGCAATATCAGAACAGGCCAGTAACCTGCTGGTTTGCCACCATGTCAAATGCAACGACAATTAGCGGCACTCCCTACAAGATATTTGAAGGACTTATCGACGTAATGGAGGTTTCGGACAATGGTCAGACCGCTTCAATATCCGTTAAGACAGAAGGTTTTGCTTATGGAGTGGGGCCATCTTCAGCTAGAAGGACCGAGCAGGACCAGAAAGAAAGATATTCATCAGACAGGAGTTTGCGTTTTGTCGCCGACCTAGCCGAGAAGGAGTTTCGTTGGGGAATAAAAGCTTGATGTTTAATTGGTCCAATAATTGTGGTCATCAAGCAATTGACTTTTTAAAAGACACCAGGGGAATTAGCTTGGGCGAAGAATTCAAATGCATAGACAGCCCTTATAAGGCATGTCGATTGATACGGCCCTACGGATCTATATCGGCTTTTCTTAATTCGATATCTTACTTGGATCAAATAGAAGTAAAGAAAGCCAGTATAGGCGATCTGATGGTTTTTGATTGGGGCAAGGGAATACTTCACTTTTCGCTAGCTATAAACTCAGACGGGATAACCTCAGTTGGCCCCTGTGAGAATGGAAACTTATTTTTTAAAACACTAGAAGCCTCATCGGCATTTAAGATATGGCAGGACCAGTAGCAACATTTTTAACAAGTACATTTGGCTCGACGGCTGCTAAAGCCGCTTTAGCTTCGGCAGCTAAAACTATCCCACTTTGGGCCAGTGTAACTGCACATGTAATAGTAGCCGGAGCGACTATGGTCGGTTCTGCTCTACTTGCTCCAAAGAACAGGTTTGGCCAAGGCAATGACAGGAACTCTTTAACTGTTCGCGGAGCCAACAGTCTCGGTGGGACAACAAATAGACAATACATATACGGCGAAGTCAAAGTTGGTGGAACCATTGTGTATATGGGAACCAGTGATTTTGATTCTAGTGTCACGGGTAATGACAATAGATATCTTCACATGGTCCTGGTGCATTGTGATCACGAAACCGAGGAGCTTGGCGATCTGTATGTTAATGGGGAAGTAGTTAATTTTTCCGCATACAGCAGTGACGGTGCATTAAGGTCGGCCACAGGAACTAGGTATTCTGGCAGCCTATGGATTGCCGATCACCACGGTGGGCCTAGCCAAACTGTCAATAGCACACTAGATGCGGCTATGGGCAATTGGGGAAGCAGTGACAAACTTAGTGGAATGTCATACACCTATATTAGGCTACTACTTAAGGACGGCGATGAAAATGCTTTCCCTACTGGCATTCCGCAGTTTCAGAGGGTTGTGAAAGGAAGAAAGGTTTATGATCCTCGAGAGTCTTCCCATGATCCAGATGATAGCACGACCTGGGAGTACAGTTCAAATTGGGCTTTATGCGTTGCAGACTATTTGCAAAGCGAGTTCGGTTATGGGAGAATCGGACTTGGTCATAGCAAAATCAATGAAACAGAACTAATTGCTTCTGCCAATAATAGTGACGAAACAGTAAATAGCAAATGGGACAATTGGTCTGCTTCAGAGGACGTTGCTCTTAATACTCAGAGACTAATAACGGAAGGAGCAATCCTTGTTTGTACAACGGCGGGTACTACCGGAACATCAGAGCCAGCAGGACCATACAGTGGCGGGGAAACAAACATTTCCGATGGCACTGCAATTTGGAGGGTTCTTTATGCCAATCCGACTGGAACCGAAAGCAGGTATGAGCTAAACGGAATAGTCAATTCAGATGAAGATCCAATGGAGGTTGTGCGGTCAATGCGTACAGCCGCTGATGGTCTGGTCGAATATATTGGCGGCGAATGGTTTATTCGTTCTGGGCGGTACATAACTCCTACAATAACCTTAGACGAATCTGATTTTGCTGGTCCAATATCCGGTACAACCAAAGACGACCGTACGGTCTCGGTAAACACTATTAAAGGGGTTATAGTAAACAAAGACGATGCATACAATGTTATCGACGTTCCTTCCTTCACTAATTCCACATTTGTTGCGGAAGATAATGGGGTAGTTTCTACTAGGGAACTAGAGCTTTTATTTACTAACAGTCCGGCTGCGGCTCAACGTCTATTCAAAATTGCTTTAGCTAAGGCACGTCAGCAGATCAGTCACAAGGCTACGTTTACGGCAAAAGCAATGCAGCTTCAGGTCGGCGATAATTTCAAGCTGGATTTCGCTAGGTACAACTACAGTTCAACTGCCAGCACTCCAACTACATTCCAGGTATGGTCGCATCAGTTGAAGATCGGCGGCAATGGCGAGCTTCTGGTGGATATGGAGTTTCGCGAGATTGCGAGTAATACATACGATTTCGACGCAACGACCGATCAAACTACAGTCGATCCCGCCCCAACGTCTTTTCTTCCAGATCCTTTTGAGGTGACGGCTCCGACTGGAATGACGGCAGAAAGCGGGACCGATCAACTTATAGAGACTTCTGATGGAAGTATTTTGCCAACTGTTTTGGTGGAATGGACTGCGGCGGCTAGTGTCAATGTCATCGGCTATCAGATCCGCTGGAAATACGCAAACCTCCCAAGAGATATTTGGTATAGGTATTTGACAGTAAACGGCAGGAACAACACGTCATCGGTCATCACGGGCGTTCGGGAAAGTCGAGGCGATGCGAATCAGTACATCGACATCGACATCCGATCTTTGACTCCAGTTAAGGAAGGCGAATGGACGGTTGTCGAACACGATCACAATGTCATCGGCAAATCAGCGGCTCCAACAGACCCAAGCAGTCCAACAGTTGCTGCTGTTGAGAATGGCGTCACGGTTACGTTTTCCGAGCATCCCGATTTGGACTTTCTGAATTATCACATCTGGGTTCAAACATCTGCAACCGCTCCGACGCATACCGGAACCGGACCATTCACGCCAATCGCCACAACTACAACCAGCGGCCTAACAAAGACCATTCTCGGTCTTGACCCGTCATTGACATACTACGTTTTCACGGCGGCGATGGATAGCAGTCGGCTGTTCTCTGACATTGTTGCAACAAGTCCGGCGACGATTAGCCCATCGGCAATTTCGGCTGATGGAAGTTTGGGAGCCTTGGCAACCAAGGACTCCGTAAACTTAGGAATCGAAGGCGATGGCGGCGTAACTACGGGAACCATTTTGCCTGTAGGCAACACGGAGGCAACCGACAACGGAACGACAATCAACACCAGCGGCAACGTCGACGGAACAATAGACTTTACCGACAGCGGAGCAATTAAACACGGCAAGACGAGCAGCGACGACGCTAGTAATGCTGGCTTCTGGCTTGGCGAAGATGGTCAAGCAACTCCCGACTATGACTTCCACATAGGCGATTCTACCAATTCTCTCAAATGGGACGGGTCGGCGTCAGAGCTAACAATCAAGGGCGATTTGACGGCAGGTACTGTAAACATCAACGACAACTTTAAGGTCAGCTCTGCCGGAGCAGTTACCATTGGTGATGATTCCGCTGGCAAGAACTATTTCCTATTTCAAGACACCGTTGACAACGAGGCCGCTAGATTAGGCGTTTATGACAGTTCGGGCGATAATGTCGGCTATCTTAGAGCAGTGAACGATTGGGCTGAGTTTAAACTTTTTACAGGATCACTTTCGACCGCAGGCCATGTTAATATTGACAGCCAAGGGCTGGTTCACGTCAAAACTAATGGAGCCATCGACGACGCCTTCGCAGTCGAGAGGCCAATCGGATCTACATCTGAGCGTTTTAATATCGGCATAACTAAAACAGGCGTCTTGGAATTTGGTCTAAGTGGTACTCGTGATTGCAACCTATACCGAGATTCGTCGAATGTTTTGAAAACTGATGATTCGCTTATCGTTGGGACAAACCTTACACTCGGCGGAAGGCTCTACGACGGTCAAGCCACTCCTAGCTCTGGCACATCGGGCCAAGTTCTAAGCTCGACCGGAACTGGTACGCAATGGATCGATTCTGCCGCTGGACTGTGGACGCAAACGGGTTCTGATATTTACTACTCGTCCGGTCGGGTCGGCATAGGTACTCCGTCGCCTGATGAATTGTTGCATGTAGAAAATAGTTCAGGCAATGCGGTAATAAAAACTGAGTCCCAAAGCAGTGGAACATCAGCTATTCAACTGTATGAGTCAGGAGATTTTGGGTTTCAATTTCAATATGACGGTTCTGACGACAAACTGCATTTATGGTCTAAGGGATTTTCTGGAAATGATTCTAAGCGTGTTACATTCCTAAAAGATGGTCGGGTCGGCATAGGCACGCAGTCGCCCGATCACAAGCTCTCCGTTTATGGAGACTCTGACGGGAATCGCACAGAGATTGGCATAGACAACCTCGACCAGCGCTTGGTGCTTGGTGCGTATTATGAACTCGGAGTAGCTCAGTATTCCACGATTCAGTCAACAAACAACTTAGAAACTACTGGAACAAATCTAGTTTTGCAACCCGACGGCGGTAACGTCGGGATAGGCACTTTGCCTGCAGAAAAGTTACATGTTTCTGGAAACATAATGCTTGATAACAATACAGCGTTATTAAGTAAACGGGTAGCAGGAAACACACTGAATCTCATAGGTATCAATAATTCAGGTCAAGGGTTTATTGAAATAGGAGAGGCTAGCACAGTGCCTGACGGAATGTTTATCTATACACCTACCGACTCGGGGCAAGGTGTAACATTCCACAATGGAACAGATCCATTAATGTTCGTCGAAAACGATGGTAGCGTCGGCATAGGCACTCAGTCGCCGCAGGCCCAGCTACATCTGGAATCAACGTCAGGGGGTCAGTTACGGTTAGCATACAACAGTAACTATTACTGGGATATTGAGCGTAATATTTCGACGGGGGATTTGACGTTTACCGATAGTCATACTGGCGAGTGCCTGCGCCTCGATGCAAGTACCGGCAATGTAGGCATCGGCACGCAGTCGCCTGATGCAGATCTGCACGTTGTGGGTAGCACAATTCTTGGAGTTGATGCAGCAACTGGCCCAAGATTAAGGGCTGTTGGATCGGGAAATGATTTTTATATTCAAGCTAGTAATAGTTCAACTTATGGCACGGGTACAAAGTTGAATTTTGGTAAGTTCTATTCCACTGACACAACTATGACGGTGGACACAGCTAACAAGAGAGTCGGCATTGGAACTACGTCTCCTGACGGTCTTCTTCACGTTTCCGATGCCAATATAAGAGCTGCGGATAATAATGCAAAAATCACTATTGAAAGCGCTGGTTATAGTTGGTTGCAATTTCTGGGGGATGACACTGCACAAAACGGAATACTTTGGGGAGATGCAGCATCGGTCAACAGAGGTCGTTTATATTATGAGCATTCGGATGACTCAATGTCTTTTGCGACAGATGGGACCGTAAGAGCTGTAATCGACGGCACAGGAAATTTCGGCATAGGTACTCAGGATCCAATTACTAAACTTCATGTTTTCGATGGAGATGGATCTTACCCTTATGATGCTAATAATCATCTTGTGGTTGAATCTAATTCCCACTCATATATTGGCCTTGGTGGTGGTACAAGTTCAGACGTTGGTATCCACTTTGGCGATGCAGGTAATATGGGAATGGGTAGACTTGCATATCTTAACAGCTCTAATGCCATGGCGTTTAGTACAAACGCCGCAGAACGCTTGCGCATAGACTCAGCTGGCAATGTCGGCATCAACGACTCAACGCCCTCATACAAGCTCGATGTAAATGGAACGGGGCGTTTTACTGGCGCGCTTACAGCCTCCGGAGGAATAAATGGCCTAACGCTATCTAACGGTATCAGCGGCTCTAACTTCAACATCTCGGGAGTCAATCAGCTTACAATCAATGACCCAGGAGAGGGCATCGTTTTCCAAGGCACAACCAATGTTGTGCTTGCCGCCATAGACGATGCAACCGACTCCATTATGAACTTCGCCAACGCGACTGAACTTCGTCGCAATGGCAATAAAGTTTGGGATGCTGGTAACACTCCACACGATTTCGGTAAATCATACGCTGGCGTTACTTATCAAAGCCTCGGCGTAGATCTCAACAGTTATCGCGATCTCGGTGATCACGTTTTCTATAACTCTGGAGGAGCAAGTACAGCGAACTCGCCGTTCAGCGCGGGCTATGCTTACGCATGGACATTGGGAGCCGGAGATAATAGTAGTCGAGGTGTACAGTTCGCAGCCAATTACGGTACTTCAGCGAAAATGTATTGGCGTGAAATGGGTACGCCTTCAAATTGGCGAGAGCTGCTGACAACTGATGCGAATGGCAACTGTACAGCTAGCGCGAATCTTGACGACATTCTCACGTTCGGTAGGGCTAAAATTGGCTATGTAGGGCATGGCGACTTTGCTGGCTTTGCTCATTACGATCAGGCATCTACTACCGGATATGCTCTACTTCAAGGCGCATCAGGAGATACTTATGTAAACTGCCAAGCTGGTCGCGCAATATATTTTCGCGAGGCAAACTCAACATTTGGGTATTGGGACGGTACAGCTAATCGCTGGTATTTCAATGGCACTGCCACACAGATTGGAACCACGTCTTTAAACAATAAACTCAATGTTGGCGGTTCGGTTGGTCTTCAAGCTGGCAACGGTAATGGGTATAAGTTCTGGAACAACAACGCTTCCTATACAATTCATATGTCGTCGAGCGGCGACACTAACTGGGGCGGTCGCCTAGACACAACTAGCGACTATAATATGTATTTCCGCATGACGGGCGGCACAAATCGCGGATTCGTTTTTCAGAACGGTTCGGCGACGGAAACAGCTCAGATCACCGGAGCTGGAAATTTTCACAACATTGGCAACATCTATTGTGGGGGGAATGCTTCGATAGGCACAACGTCAGGCGGCTATAAATTGCGCGTCGAGGGAACGGCCTATATAGCTGATAACCTAACCATTGGCGACGTTGGCTCAGAGGGCGGCGAGATTGTGCTACTCGACCACAACAACTCCAACGCCCAGCAACTGATTATCGACGTTGATTCCGTAGGCCATAGCCGATTATTCCAAATCGGCAACGGGAATTTGAATCTCGGCAACCTAACAGGCGGCACGGGCGAAACTCGACTTTATTGCAATGCGGATTTGAAGGTTCGGGTAAAATCAACTCAGACCGAAATCACGGACCAGCTATATGTCAGCGGCTACGCTGGAAGCGATTCGATTGTAACAATCAATGGAATCGATTGCGGCGGCGGCATGCTTGTTCAGGGATCGCTCGATGTTGATAACAATCTTGATGTTAGCGGCTCCAAAAACTTCCGCATCGCTCATCCGGTTCGGGACGGCCACGATCTTCGCCACACTTGCATCGAGTCGCCACAAGCCGATCTGACCTATCGCGGCAAGGCCACGCTTGTCGATGGAACGGTGCAGGTCAACCTCGATAGCGAGTTTGGAATGACCGCCGGAACATTTGCGGCCTTGAATGACGACGTGCAAGTGTTCGTTCAAAACGACACGGGCTGGGATGCCGTTCGTGGA